GAGAAAAGGAATCGCATTCGGTTTTGGTTTGATTGTTATTTGGTTAACAATCTTAACATTATTGACTGGATTCTTAATGTATGATAAAATACAAACAAATAAAAATGATACCAAGGTTACACCAGCACCAACACTGGAAGTAATACCTTTACAAGATTTAATAGGATAAGGAGGGCTTATGATTTACGAGGTCACAATGAAGTTTAACAACGATATCGATGAGTTGTTAGACATACTACAAGAGTACGAAATTGAGTACAGTGTTAAAGAAGTAATAGATGATAAGGAGGTCAACTAATGGCAGCAACACAAACCTTTCCTTACACATTCACTTGCGAAAAATGTGGACAGGAATTTTACAGTAAGGTAGACCCAAGCGGATGGCGTCATCATGTATGCAATGCTTGCAGTGGTAAGCAATACAAAGATTACCCAGTGAATGGGGCTACAAGTTATACTCCGAGAGCTGTACCAGCTAAGCCAGTATACAATAACGTACAGCCACAGCCAGTACAAAAGAAGGAATTTAATATTGATGAATACATTGTAGATATTATTTCCACTTACCTAAAGATATCACAAGCATGTGACGAGGCAGGATTAACAATTCCGATTGAGAATATATGTGCATGGACCACAGGCGCATTAATACAAAAGGGTAGGATGTAAAGTCCTACCCCATTTAAAGGGAGAATAGATGTATATTATAGAGGATGAGAGTTTTAATGGGATTATGGGAGGCGAGTATTGCCAAGTGATAACGGCTAAGAAAGCTAAGCCAGACATAAGTGTAAGGAAGTTATACAACTACCAGTTTAACTTCTTTAGTTATCAAGGATTCAGAAAGTTTTATAGGAAACATTTAGAACCATTCATTGATGGAATCAAAATGGTAGAAGACAATAGTTTTATCGGTAAGTTCATAAGGTGGATTACCAATGAGAAGAGACAATAAAGAAATCTTAATAGGATACATAGGTACTTTATCAGATAAAGAATGTAAAGAGATATACTACCTCTTGCAGAATACCAAGATACCAGAATATGACATGGTTATCTTTGATAAGGTTAGGTTATCCCAAGGACAATACAGCAAACTAATCTGGTTATGGGGTAAAGAAAAAACAGATGAATGTATTAAGATACTTAACGAATGGATAACCAAAAAGAATATTGATAAACCTATTTCCTGTTACAAAAACTTAATGGGCTGGGTAGAGAATGCATATTACAAAACACATCCAGCAACAGATAAGAGTCTTAAGTTTGACAGCAAGATAGATACCGAATGGAAAGCAAGGCGTTATGTTCAAAGACTAACACCAGAGCTAAGGGCTTATGATAGCGAAGTTAAATTCTTAGTTGAAAAGTTCGGTACTAAAATCTTAAAATAAATTTACGCATAGTGCCTTTGGTATTATGTTGTACCATATCACTAAAGGGGAGAGTGGTACAAAGCTCTCCTCTTTTTTTCTTTTTAAAGAGGTAAAGATGAAAGTAGAAGATGAATTAAAAGCATTGAGATATTTGATAAACGATTTAATTATATATGTGTATGATTTAAGAATAAAGTTAGATGAGATTAGTCCAAGCAAACGTAAGTATACAATGAGAGAACCGAATGCTAACGGTGACACTATCGGATTTGATTTATTCCAAGTACCTAAAGTATCTTATGATAATATGGTTAGCAAATACGGTATTGATGTTGTTAATAAAGCTTGCGTTAAGCTTGATGAGTTCATCAAGATAAACCAATACATACCATATAACAAATGCCAGTACGCATTATCCAGAAGGTTTATAAAAGAAGTTTTAAAGGAAGAGACGAATGAACACAAAGCTAACGAATAGAGAGGAAGAGATATACAAATATCTCCTTAAGGGTTTAAGCTATATGCAAATAGCTAACACAATTTTTGTAGAGAAGAGTACAATCATAAGACACATTATGAACATCTACATGAAGAAGTTAGTGGGAACAAGGTCAGAGCTAATGGCTCAAAGAATAGAGGAATTGGAAAAGGAATTAGAAGAACTCAGACAAAAGGAAAGGAGCACTGTATGAGTTATGAAGGGTACTTTGAAAGTGTAATAAAACTATGGAAGGAAGCAAAGAAGAAAACTCCGACAATGAAAAGAGATATGAAGATTGTAATGGAGCAGTTCGAAACTTCCTTAAAATATGATGAGATACCAGCAGATAGGATAGAAGATTTAAAAAGAAAGTTTAAAGAGATATACTACGAGGTTTATACTTAATGAATCAAGTTATTATAACTGGGAAGATAAGTGGAGACATTGTCTCAGAGCTAGATAAGACTCTCACTACTTGCAAGTTTAAACTACTCAATATGGTTTATTCTCCAGGTAAATCTTCTATGGTTAAGACGATAGTTAGATGTATATGTTACGGAGCTTTAGCTGAGTATGTATACAACGAACTCTACGATGGTTGCAATGTTATATGTACTGGGAGGATTCAATACCGTAGATACATAAGCAACAACCAACCGATAGACCTAATGTATGTAGCATGTAATACCGTTTCGATATTAGAGCAAGAGGAATATAGTTAACAATGGAAATAAACGATGATGTATATAAAGACCTGTTAGGAATCTGTCTTACAGACAGCTCTAAGATACCTTACATAACAACTAAGGTCCCCTTAGATACACTGCCGAAGGGAGTATACAAAGAGATATACAAAGCTGTTATAGAACTCTACAATCTGGGAGTTGACATAGACATAGTCACGATATCAAATAGACTTCTTAATACGAACAAACTAAAAGACATAGGGGGCAGAGCTGTTATAAATGATATAGCACTCAATGCTCCCTCTCCCAGATTAACTAATCAAATTGTGGAAGCTGTTAACCAACAGAACACATTCAAAAAGGTGTCAAATATTCTCGGGGAATTTGGAGTTGCACTCCAAAATTCCCCAGAGATTAATAAGATTTGTATGGATTATTGTAGTAAGATATCTAATGTGGTAGCTGGGAACGTTGAGAATGATTCCCTTCCTTCTATAGCAGACGGAGCAGAGGATGTTGTTCTTGATATGATTGAGTCTAAGGAGAAGGGTTGTATAGGATTAGACACTGGCTTTCCTAGTCTCAATAGATACATAGGTGGACTACAAAAGGGTAAGCTCTACATCGTAGGAGCAAGACCTTCTATGGGCAAGAGTTCTTTTGTGATGAATGTTGCAGAGTTTGTTTCTCGTACCAACAATGTCTTATTTATATCGCTAGAGATGAGTAGGAAAGAATATGCACAACGCATGCTCTTTTCAAGAGCCAACGTTGACGTTAATAAAATGAACTCTGGCACAATAACAGATGAGGATATCCTAAGGGTATCAGAACAAAAGAGTTATCTTGATAACCTTAAGTTATTCATAGAGACTAAGACTCCATGCAGAGTGTCTGATATTGAGTTATCCATAATTAACTTACAAGCTACTAAAGGTAGTTGTGATTTAGTAGTAGTTGATTACCTACAGTTGCTAACTCCTATCGGTAAGAACTCAAAGAACCGAGAGGTAGAGGTAGCAGAGATGTCTCGTGACCTTAAGTCACTCGCTATCAAATACCAAGTTCCTATTATAGTTCTCTCACAATTATCAAGAGGGCTAGAGTCCAGAGAAAACAAAAGACCAATGCTGAGTGACCTCAGAGAAAGTGGGGCAATAGAACAGGATGCTGATGTAGTTACATTCTTATACAGGAATGAGTATTACTACCCAGATGACCCAGCTTCTAGAGGTACTGCTGAACTTCTTATCCGTAAGAATAGAGGTGGTATAAACAATAGAGATATTGATATGTGCTGGCAACCGAGCAAAGTTAAATTCATTGAAGCAATGAGAAAGGACGGAAAGTAATGGAAGCAGTCTTGAGTTTAGTAGTAACATTTGTTATACTATGTGGTATAGATTTATTCAATAATGTGTTCGAAGGCTTCTTAAGATAGGAGGATACTAATGGCGAACAATATCGATATGTTGGTTGGTATGATAATTGGAATGATAATGGCTTTGATAATTTATTACTTGAACTAATACAGGAGAATGAAAAATGAAAGATAGATTTAAGTTTAGAATACCAATGTTCACCGATAAAGGTAATTTTCAAGAATTTCAATATCTTGAACTAGGTGAGCAAGAAGAATGTACTTTATGTGGTTATAATGGCGAACCTCAACAATGCACAGGACTTAAAGACAAGAACGGCAAACTAATTTATGAAGGGGATATCGTTAAAAATAATCAAAATTCATTGTATTCTGTAGAATTTGAAGAATTTGCACATCAAACAAAATTTTGCTTAAAAAGAGTCGAAACCCCTGATTATTATCCACATATTTCTACTTGGCAAGGGATAGGATATAAAGACCAAAAGAATTTTGAAGTAATCGGAAATATATACGAGAACCCTGAACTATTGGAGGACTAAATGAACGAAGTAGAAAAATTATATAAAAATGTAGGAATAAAAAAAGAAGTTATACCTTGTCCTGCAAAATATTATGGCTATGATTGTACTAGAAACAATTGGGATGATGAGGATTGTTCTTGTGATATAGATGGTTACCCACTATTCACCGCAGAGAAACAGCTAGAAATTATTAAGTTACTTTCTTATTATTATAACATAACTATTTCAAAGAACTTCGAAAATGATTATACTTTCCAATGCGAAGGCGATGACGTAAGGCGATATGTTTTTACAAGTGGTCAAGACTTTGCAGAGCAAATAGCGTCATTTGTAAATATGTGCTATGAGCTTTTGCCAGAAGAAGAACGTAAGCAGATAAGAAATATTTTAGAATAACCGTTAGGGGCGGTATATAAAATAGACTGGATGTATGTCCGTAAAGTCTACCCCTATTTTTTAGAAAGGAGATATTGAAATGAGTTTAAATTTAGAAAGATTAGCTGAAGCCTTAAATATTGATACTTCTTTCTCCGAGGAAGATAGATGGAAAATAAATAATATGAGAGAGCAGGGAACAGGTTTATACACAGCTAGAGATGAAATATTCGCAGGTAAAATACTTAAAAGAATAAACGAATTAGTAAATAAGCTAGAATCGGAGGTAAGGGAATGAGCATAACGAATATAATATTTACTTTTATGGGTGCAATCATTGCTTCTATTGTATGGGGTTTGATATACATTGTACTTTTAACAGATAGAGGAGATAAATAAATGACGATAGCACACTTAACAACAATAATATTTGCAATTTTGTATATTTCGGAAGTACATACAAATAGCATTTTAAAGAAAATTATAAAAGAGTATGAGGAGATAAATAAATGAATGAAGAAATAATAATTGACGGTGTAAATATAAGCGAGTGTTGTTTTTATAACAATGGCAAATGCGATAATCCAAACGGAATGGCTTGTAATTGTGTCAATAATGCAGTTTGCTATTTTAAAGAACTCATACGCTTAGAGCAAGAAAACAAAGAGTTAAATTTTAAAATAAACCAACTAAAAGCTAATGGTTTATATAATGATTTAACAGGTATTGAACTTAGTGCAAAAGTAGTTGAGTTAGAGCAAGAAAACAGAGCCTTAAAAGACAATAACAACCATTTACAAGTAATTATTGATGATGGTCGGGCAGAAAATAAAAGATTCCGAGAGGAAAACAAAGAGTTGGAATCACAAAGGGATGAGGCTAGAATAGCATACAACAATTTAATACTAGACATTGTATCTGATATACCATTCGAAGGAGAGAT